GGAACACTGGTTGACTCTTTTGCTTGGAATTGTGCTATCCATTCATTGAAGTGATTCTTTCGGTCGTATGAATAGTTTGCATTCTTATCCATCTCTTGTTCCTCTTTGAAACCAGCCTCTTCTCCGAGTATGTATTCAACTCGACCACACTCTGTGCATATCTCATCTGAAGTTGATGTGTCACTTATGAATTTATATGAACCACATGTGCAAACTTTTTCATGTTTGATTGTCCTGATTGTTCTACTTTCACCCTCTACACGATTCAGATATCTCTCATATATGTCTCTTCTCTGAACACCCTTGTCCGACTTGGCATTGTACTCTTCGATAAAAGGCGCACATTGTGCTATATAGTCGTACAGTTCATCACCCTTGAGCTCTCTTACGCGTTCGTTAAAGCGAGCTTCCATTAAAGCTATTGAGCGCCATTCTTTTAATGAAGCAACTGTTCTTTGCACTTGTGAACTTGATCAACTTTTTCAGGCCACAAAACTGGTCCATCGTAAGAGTTCAGACTTATGTCCTAGATACAAAGGTGAAGGTGATCGAATACATGTACAATGGACAGTTGTACAAGTATATTGGAGAGACACTTCCAAAGACGATTCAGCGTGGGTTCTTCTTACCAATCAAGGAGGCTTTTTGGAACGGTCGGAATGTTACATCTCACGTCAAGCCATTCTCTGGACCCAGGAATGATTTCTATGGTCAGGTTCCCAATCTCTCCTTCATATTTCACAAGGTTATCAGGAACAAATGGATCCCCAAGGTTACTATACGTACGCAAGATGGTATTGGCATCTTTCTCCACTTTGAAAAGGAGATTATAATTGAACCAGAGCCTGGGAATCTAGAGGTTACAAATGTTCTTGGTCAGACGTCAGTTTTTGGAGCCAAGAAGAATTTGATATCACCCAAGTTGGCTACAGAGTAGCGCAGGATTATTGGCATCTCAGAATCCTCAGATGACTGGATGAGTTGAACACTAGAGCACATTCCAGTCGCCTTGGTAAACAAATTGAGATATCTGAGACTGAATACATTTGAAATCTCAGTATCAATCTTTTCTGGACAATTTATTGACGTCTCCTGATTTGCAAAATCACCCATGCATGATAATGAGATGTTGGTGTCGTATCTTTTGATCCGAATCTCGTTTGACAAGTTGCCCATGTCTCTGCAGATTCTCTGAAAGTCTACAGATGGAAGAGTCGTCACTACATCCATCTTGATATCTGGAATCTCTAGAATCTCTTCATCAATATCAAGTAACTTGAGGCTAAATTTAGACATTGTCTTTTTAGACTCATTGTGTATAGAAATATACATGTATTCAGGACCATCTATTGATAGACTCAGGGTGTCATTGGTTGTAATAGATTTCAGGAGCTTATATGTATTACATATGTTAAGACCAGCTATAATCTCTGTAGGACAAGAATATTCTTCAAAATTTTCAGCCGCAAGAAACATGTGAACAAGTGATACTCTTGCGATATCAAGAGTACTGATTCGAATTCCTGTCGAGTCAAAGTATATGTTGATATCGTTAATTATATCTTTCAAAACCTCGAATATATTTCTAAAAGATGTAGCCTGTACAGTTTTAAGAAACATCCTAAGTGTTTCAGTACTCACCTTTTTAAGTTCTGAAGTCCTTCGGTCACAGATTGACTAATCTTCTGCTCGAGTTGACGAGTCATGACAGCTTGATTGTTTTTTCCGATGCTCGATAGAGGGGATAGTTTTCCTGATGGCTGGTGATCAAGACGAGTCGGATTTGTCTTTGAGAATCCGAATCGTTCAATCTTGTTTGGCACCAGAGAGTACAGATACTCTTTGACATCTTTTCCGACATAAATCTGACCACTTGATGTAACTAACGAAGGCACTTTGGATACTCCAGGTGGAACCCCATCGTGGACGTGCTGATATGTCACAATGGAATGCAGGGCTGGCTTGGTCTTGATAAACTCTATTAAGTCATAACAATGTTTACACTTGTCACTATATACAAGCATAGCCATTGTTATCAGCTCGTATTTTGTTGTAAAATTTTTGACGCAACCATTGTATGATTACGGCTCAGGAGATTCAGCAACTTGAGGCTCACCGTAGAAACCTCAAGAAGGATACGTACAAGCACATCCTGGAAACGTTCGATAAGAAGATTCGAAGTGCTGTCGCGATGGGCTTTTCGCACGTGATATTGGAGGTGCCATCATTTGTCTGGGGTTTTCCAATCTATAGTATTGATAGTGCAGCAGCATATCTCAAGCGCCAACTTCTGAATCTGGGATATACAGTGGTCCAGACTGGGAATCATTTCAAGGTTACTTGGGGACGAGCTCCTCTTGCTCAGCCACAGACGAGCGAAATTGAGGATGAGGATTTGCCCTCCCTTATAAATTTGCGAAAGATTGCTAGCAAAATAATCCAGCAAGATAGAAATGGAGGCGATCGTAGAGGCGCGTAGAGAATATATGATTATGCTGCAAGAATGTATGGTTCCAGAGATGATTAATACATTTCTGAACATGTACGAAGATACTCATGAAATGCTCAGGGGCGATCGTGGTCGAGTCGCCAAGTTCAAGGAGATTTCGGCAGAGATTTCAACCTGGTCAGAGAATGATATTGATGTTCATGTAGATCGTATCAAGGCTGAGTGTCCTTGGTTCGATAAGCTCATTGAGGCTTCTATAGTAAGTCTTGTTCAGATTCTCAAGTCTGTCAAGATTAATCAGCAGAGTAACAAGCTCTCACTGACGATTCCATCAACATCAGAGTTTGTTCGCAAGTGTTACAAGACAGCTCAGGTGTACATTTGCAAGTCGGCTGATTTCATGTCAGACGAGGATACACGAGAGCAGATTCTATTCACCAGGATTGTAAAGGCGATCGATGTAGTCATTCGAAGCTATGTTCCTCTTCAGAACATCATATCAATGAACATATCATCACCAGGTGAAGATCTTACATTTGATGAGGAGGAGCAAGAGCCAGAGGAGGAGACGAAAACTATTGGCGGTGAGGAAGAGGATGATGTTTTGATGCCAGACGCAACTGAATAAAAAATTTATATATCATAAATGGACTTTATAAAAAATCCTATATTTGCAGCAATCATAGCATTCATAATAACAGCATTATATCTTTACGGAAAAGACAAGCTCAATCAGGAAGGCCAGACCAGTTCAAAGTTTCTAAAGCCAGCAATTCTTAATGCAATTCTGGTTTATGGAATTGTATACGCTGGAAACATATCCAAACCTCGGAGCCCAACTCCATATTAAAGATATGATGGTCTATGAATATATAATGACGACAATCAGCGCCTTCAATGATATGATGGAGCAGTTTCTGGAGGAGCTCGTACAGACGTTCCCAGACGAGCCTGCAATGAAAAAGTACCAGATGTCTTTTGAGATTCTTCGCAAGGCGAATGCTCGTGCCTGCATGGAGAATTATATGCAAAATGTTGCACCTTACTCGAGCCACATCATGTCAAAGGATGATTCCTTCTTTCTGAACAACCCAGATGTATTCCAGGATTTCAACCTTAAGAATGTATGGACCTCAGACGTCTCTGAGGTGACAAAGAATGCCATCTGGCAATACCTTCAGACGCTCTACATTCTTGGTAATACTATTTCGGCTCTACCATCAGACACGCTCACAATGATTGAAAAAATGGCCAAGCAGTGTGCGAATGATATGAATGCAGGTTCGATTGATGCATCAGCCCTGATGATGGGTATGTCGAACATGTTTGCCCAAAAGAAATCCTAGACAATAGTAATGTACAGCGAACTCTTTTCTACGGATAATCTGTCCGACTTTTGGCCATCAGCTGGACGTACTTACCTAGAAAATACAAATGCCACAATACGTTTTATACTATATACATCAGTAGCAGTATACCTACTAACCGGTGACTATAGAGTTGTTTATTTAGGACTTATAATCATATGTTTTCTACTCTATTCTCTCGATTCCAAGGGTGTATCTTATTTTAAAGACGAGGAGGATTATAAAGAACCAATAG